AGTTTAATAAATAGATACATAAACTATATTTAAATGGAGAAATTGATGTCTTTTAGACAATCTATGAGTCAGTTAAGACCTGCTCGTAAACCAAAAGTAACAATAGTAGAACAAACTCAGAACTATTTGAGAGAACTTACTATATCCCCACATTACCAACAGAAAGGTAATTTCAATCCATATTATACATTGGATGTATCCATAGAAAAAATAGTTAAAGAAGATTTACCAAAGAAAATAAAATATGTAGAGTTACTTTTTAAGTCAGTGGAAAGGGGAAAGGGAACTTTATTACTTAATGCAAAAGGTAATTTTGAATTTCAAATAGTTGCCAAAACAAAAAGTGCTGAGATAGAAACAAGTTTTTATATTAAAGTACCTAAGAAGTTTGTTAAATCACACTATGGTATGAAACAAAGAAAAGATTCTACAGCATCATCAAATGTAAATGAATTATTATCAGTTTATTTTTTACAACATAAGAAGTTTACAGATGCTCAAACATTTATGTCTGATATAGCTAAATTATCTGGTGGAACAAAAATATTTACAGGTGATGAAAACGAAGTTACATATGAAACAATAGTAGAATTATTAGATAAAGATGAAACAGCACTGAGAGATATTAATATCGGATATCAAAACTCTCTTGCAATTAAAAAAGATTTAAAAAGTTGGGATAAACTTTATTGGACACCAAGAGGTAAACCAGTAGATATTGGTAGTAAAAATCCCTCAGATGTAATTATACACATAGGTCGTGGTAATTATGTTGGTTACTCAAATAAAATTGCCGCTGGTAAAGATGTAACACCAAAATTAAATACAAATGTAAAAGCATTTTTTGAAAAGTTAGGTGGCGGTAGAGAATTAAAACAAGTTTTAAAATATATAGATGAAGCTTGGAACGAGGCGGCTTCAACTGTAAAAGGGAAAAATGCTGTCAAAGCTTTAAAAGGATTTGATATTACTAGAGAGAAACCATCTGAATCCTCATCTAAAAGAGCTTTTGCTATGTTAGCAAAAGAATTTAATAAAGACAAACTAGAATTTTATGGAAAAGATTTTTACTTTCCATTTAGAAATAACTTCATAAAAAAATTAGGTATGTGGTTACAAAAACCAATGAACATGAATTACTTTTTAAAGACTATTGGATACTACACATATGATGATGTTGATTCAACACCTTGTCCTTATAAATTATTAATCGGTAGTGAAAAAGGTTCTGTAATAAAAGATGTATCTAGTGATGAGGATATGAAAGAGTTTTTATTAAATGATAGTCCAATGGATTTGACAAATCTAAAATTTAATTACAATGATGGCCAACAATCTTTTAATATGACTTTAAAATTTAAAGTTGGTAATTATAGAGTAGACATACCTATAACAACAAGAACTAGGAGTGCTGGTGGATGGTCTGGTAAAGCATTATACATAACATCGCCAGGATTAAAATTACAACAATGAACAGTCTAGCAGAACAAATATTATTCGAAGATAAAGGTGGAAAGAACCTACATCTAGAACATATAGAAGATGAGATACTTAACTATGGTATCACAGGTGGTCGTGCATCTATAAACTTTATACAGTCACTAAGAAATATGTTTGCTGGTGAAAGTCGTTCATCTATTAACATGACAGTTAAATGGGATGGAGCTCCGGCAATCTTTGCTGGTATCGACCCAGCAGATGGTAAGTTTTTTGTAGGAAAGAAATCTGTATTCAATGTAGAACCACAACTCTATAAAACAAATGCAGACATAGACAAGTATACATCTGGTGATTTAAACTCTAAGTTTAAAGTTGCATTATCAGAGTTTCCAAAACTAGGTATTAAAGGAGTGATACAAGGTGACTTAATGTTTACTGATGATGTATCTACAGACACTATAGATGGTAAAAAGGTTTATACATTCCAACCAAACACTATTGTTTATGCAGTAGATGTTGATTCAGATTTTGGAAGTCAGATTAAGAAAGCAAAGATTGGTGTCGTTTGGCATACAACTTATAATGGAAAAGAATTACAAAGTATGAAAGCTTCTTTTGGAGTAAACATATCAGGCCTTAAAAATGTAAGTTCGGTTTGGATGGATGATGCAACATATAAAGATGTATCAGGAAGTGCAACATTTACAGAAAAAGAAACAGAAGCAATAACAAAAGAATTATCTATTGCTGGTAGAACATTTCAAACAATCAATTCACCCATGTTAATTAAGTTTTTAAATTTACAAAATAGTTTTTCAGGTGCATTAATATCAGCAGGATTAAAAACATATAATAATATTAGTGTTAGACAGGGTAAACCAATTACAAATCCTAAGGCACATGCAATGGGTTATGTTAAACATGTAGAATTAAAACTACAAGACATGATTGACAAATCAAAAAGTCCTAAAGGAAAAGATAAGTATAAAAACTTACAAAAAGAATATAAAAGAGAAGTGATGAAACATGTTAAAAACTTAACACAAATAATTACATTTCAAAATGCGATTGTAAATGCTAAAATGTTAATTGTAAAAAAATTAAATCGTGTTAGAAGTATTGGAACATTTATTAAAACAAGTAATGGATTTAAAGTATCAAACCCAGAGGGTTATGTTGCAATAGATAGAGTATCAGGTAACGCTGTAAAATTAGTAGATAGAATGGAGTTTAGTTATAATAACTTTACTGCCATCAAAGCATGGGATAAGTAAGATGAGAAATTTTAAAGAATTTAACCAATTAACAGAAGCTGCAAAATATGGTTCAATAGATATGGAAAGTGTCAAAACATATGAAGATGCTTTAGACCCAGAAGTTTATGTTTTCGGTATGGCAACATATAGTTTAAGTATTATAAAAAGAAGAATTGCTGAGATACTAAAAGATATGGAAGATGATATGAGATTATCAATGAAAAATGATAAATTTGCATATGGTGAACAGATTCAAAATACAATAGAGAAAAAGTTAAAATACCTTGTTGGAGCTTTAGCAGATGTTGAAAAACAAATGAAAACATCACAGTATAAAAGAAAAACAACAATGTTAAAGAATAAAAGATGAAAAAACTAAACTTACAAGAAGCACCTAAAACAATTGCATTTACTTTTGGTAGATTTAATCCACCAACGACAGGTCATGAGAAGTTATGTGATGCTGTAAAGAAAGCAAATTCTAGTGATTATAAAATATTTGCATCTCAAAAACAAGACCCAAATACAGACCCACTTCAATATGCAAAGAAAGTTGCATACATGAAAAAGTCATTTCCTAAACATAAGAGTAGTATTGTTGTATCAAAGTCTAGAAACATTTTTGATATTTTAGTAGAACTAAACAATTATGAAAATCTTATTATGGTTGTAGGTTCTGATAGAGTGGCAGAATTTAAAAGAATAATTAACGAATACAATGGTGTCAAATCAAGACATGGATTCTATGAATATAAAACAGTACAAGTATTAAGTGCTGGAGAGCGTGACCCAGATGCTGAGGGTGTGGCAGGAATGTCTGCATCTAAAATGAGAGCATCTGCAGTAGACAGTGATTTTGATTCCTTTAAACTAGGAACACCATTAAAAGATATTGATGCTAAAAAATTATACTTTGATGTTCGTAAGTCTATGGGTATCAGAGAAGAATTAGATTTAACTGATTACGAAACATTAAGAGATTTATATTTACTAGATGAAATTTGGAATGTAGGTGACTTAATCAAAATAAAAGGTAAAAATGATGACACACATCCAACATGGGAAATTATTCGTAGAGGTACAAACTATATAACTGCCATAGATGAGAATTACAAATCTCACAAGGTATGGTTACATGATATAGATATCACAGAAGTTAAACAAGATAAAGATGTTAAAGATAAAGAAGGTACACAACCTGCTAAGTATTATGCTGGAGATATGGCTAAGTCTACAAAAGACAAAAGAGATACACACTTTAAAAAGAAAAAAGATGGTCCGGCTCCAGGTGACTCAACAGCAAAAACTAAACCATCTACTCATACTAAAAAGTTTAAAGACATGTTTGGTGAAGAACCTAGAATTTCTAGAAAGAAAGGACAACCTGCTGGAAGTGATAGTCATTCTGATTTATATACAGATGAAAATCCTAAAGGTACAATACAAGGATTGAAGTTTGCAACTGTACAAGATGCAAGAGATAGTGTTAAGTTAATTATTAACTCTGGTAAAACTCATGCACACAAAATACAAGCTGCAATTGCTATGGAACAAAGAGCAAAAGAAATGGGTAAGTCTGCCGAGGCAGGTGTTTATCGTTCATACATTGAGAAGATGAAAGAAAAAACTAAGAAGATGAATGAGGGTGTTAAAAACTTTAAAGAATATACTAGAGATTATAAAGATGAATATAAAAAGTTTCAATCTTCACCTGAAAAAATAAAATATCGTGCAGAGTTAGTTAAGTACAATCGTGATAAAGGAACTTATGGTAATGGTGATAATAAAGATGCATCACATAAAGATGGTAAGATTGTTGGATTTGAAGCTCAATCTAAAAACAGAGGAAAGGCTGAAAGTAGTAGATTAAAAGGTTCTAAAAGAAAAACTAATGAAGCATGTTGGGATGGTTACAAAAAACTAGGCATGAAAAAGAAAGGCAATAAAATGGTGCCTAACTGTGTGCCAGAAGAACAAATAAATGAGAAGATAGAAGGTCTAGTTAAGAAAGCTGAAAAATCTAAAATGCCATATGGTATACTTAAAAAAGTATATGATAGAGGAATGGCTGCATGGAAGACAGGACATAGACCAGGCACAACACCACAACAATGGGCATTTGCAAGAGTCAATTCATTTATCACTAAGTCTTCAGGAACATGGGGTAAGGCAGATGCTGACTTGGCAAAACAAGTTAGAGGTGAAAGTATAGAAGAAGCATTTAAATTCTTTCCAAATAATGTAAAGG